CTGAACGGTCACCGATCCGCCTTGTGGTAGTGCGACCACTTCCTCTCTCACGTTGCTGCGCAGCTTGTCGATTTCTGCGGCGTTTTTTATGATTTTTGCTTGGATGGTTTCCAGTTGGCGCACCGGATCCATCGCCGCGAAAATACCTGCTTCCAAAATGCCTTCCGACTCAAGTCGAGATTCTCTCAAAATCTTGCGGACATTTTCCGCACGCATAACCAATTCGGTCAATTTTGTGATGACGGAATCAATAACTGACGTCAGCGAAAGACCAAGCGACGCCGCAAGCCCGGCTCCAATGGCCCGCGGGTCGAAGGCTCTTTTCATAAAGCCGGCCGCCGTCTGAGAGCTTTGCTGCAGCTTCGCGAGCGAGTTCTGCACGCTGGCGAAAGCCTGCTTCGTCGCATCCACCGCCCGCAGAATAAATGATGCCTCAGCCATGGTTTTTAAGTTTTCGGTTTTGGTGTTCGATGTAAGCCAGCCAGCCGTTCAGTTCCTGAGCCGGCATCGCGAGCACCTCGTGGGCAAATTTGTGCAGACGATCCGCGAGCGCGTAAACGGCGAGGAGGTCTGCCGCCTCCCCACCGTAAATCAGTTTTTTAGGTCGTCCACCTTCGGCGCGTCGTCCGCGAGAATGGCGTTGGCGACGCGGCCGACCACATTGCTGTCGGCCTTGTTCAACAACGTCGGCTTGTGCTCAATCGTGAACAACTTCGCGCCGTGCTCGTCGGTCGCTTTCATGATCAGGATGTCCACGAGCAGCTCCATGTCGTTTTCTTTGCTGCGCCGATAAAGCCGGTTCTTTTCCGAGAGCGTTACCGGCGTTGCGTGCACGACGAGCTTCCACTCTGGCACGTCGATCTTGCGCGTGCCGAGTGATGCGAAATGTTCTCTGACTAGGTCGATTGCGTCCATGTGTTGTGTGTGTGTTTTGCCTGCGAAATTAAGCGGTGAGCGTGCTCAACGGACCGTTGCCCTCGAAGGCGATGGAGCCCTCAACGATGCCGTCGAATGACGCGGAGACGTTAAACTGGGTCACGATGGCTGCGCCGGAATAGTAAACGTCGCCGGTGGTGCCGCCCTCTGGATAAAGGTTCAGCGTGACCTGCGAGCCGATGGTGATCAGGAGTTGGCCGGCATCGCCTTCGTCCCAGTAAAGGTCACCAGAAACCGAGAACGATTTCATGGATGCGAGCCGGGTGCGGTAGGTGTCGCCGAGGACCGAGTCCTCCACGGTGTCGGAGGTGTGGGTCAGAGCGTAGTTGCGCAGCTCGCCGATGGTCGTGCTGGATAATTTGATGAGGCCTTCGCGGCCGAGTTTGGTTGCCATAAAATGAGGTTAGTCGGTTGAAAAATAGATGCAGTTGAAAGTGTGCCGAGCCGAGCCGAAGCGCCGGTCCTCGTCTGGCTCAATCGTATATTCCACGCTCGTCAAATGCAGGTCTTGACATTGCCCGCCCAGCGTCACGTCCGCGAGAACCGCCGCCTCAACCGCTGCGCTGCCGGTGTCGAAAAGGTCGTCGATCAGATACGTGCCGCTTTCGGCGATAAAGTAATCCACGACCAGCTGAAGCTGCCGGTATTGCGTGCGGTTGCTCGGCCCGAGCGTGCGCACCTCGATCTGCTCGCTCACGGCGTAAACGGCTGCGGCCGGAAAGCTGATGCTCGCAATCGTGTTGTTCCTGCCTCGCAAGATGTTCGCGGTCGGAACGACGAGAGCGCCGGTCAATGCGTTGGCGGTGGCGTTGCGGATGTTTGTTCGGGTGCTCATGCTGCTGCGGTTTTGATTGGCATCATTCCTTTTACTCTTATGAAACCCAAATTGACCGCTGCATTTGAATTTATTGCCTCAATTTTTTTGACGGTCGTTTGAATCCGCGAGTTGATAGCGCCGTCAATCATGCGCTGATAATTTGGTATCTTCACGTTGTGCGCCGTCGCTTTGATGAACGGCTGCGGACCAAAGCTCGATTGCACCGAGCCAAACAGCTTGTTCCCGCTCGCCTGCGGCTTGAGTTTGTCGCTGAATTTCTTGTATCGCGCACCGGTGACTTTTGCCGATGAGTTCCAGCCCGAGACCGTCCAGCCGACGCGGCCCTCGATCTCGTTGCGATACTTTTTGAAGTCGCTGCCGAACGCTAGCTGGTCCGGCTTGCCGGTGATTCTTCCGCGAGCGTTTTGTTTGCGCCGATGCTCAAGGCGCAGCGCGTCCTCGTTTTCCAAAAGTCGCATGCCGTAGTAGTGCGAGAGCTTTGGATTGCGCAGAAGCGCGCGGAGTTTCTCGACCTGCCGGTTGCGCACGTAGCGCGCCATCGATGTGTAGAATCCGCCCTTGGTCGCCTTGGCCTGCAAGTCCTGATAAACGAGCGGCTCAGCCAGTTTCGAGAAATCAGCCCGCACCGCGTTCGCGCCCTGCTGCTTGCTCTTGGGCGGAGTGAATTTGACGATGGTCTGGATCGCGTATTTCGCCTCCTCCTTGATGACCAGCCCGAGGTCCACTTTCGCCGCGTTCGCAAGCTTCGCCAGTTGGAATTCTAGCCGCGAGAAACTGGCCTCGATCTCGATCATATTGATTTTTGCACTTCGAGTTCACATCCCGCGCCCTCGGCGTCGAGCATCACGCGATCAATAAAATAGGTGATGCCAGCTCGGGAAAGCGTCTGCGTGACCTGCGGAACGGCGCTCACGCTCGTCGTGAGCAGGAACACGGTAAAGCGCGAATCGTCGCGGCGTTGGTCCTCGAAGTCGGCAAAGGCGTTGCGCGAGGCTGACCAGACGCCGGTCACCGCCGCGCCCTGATAGGTAAACGAAATGCCGGCCTGCTCCAAGATCGCGGAGAAGTCGGAGTTTATCTGCGTCGGGTCGAAGTCTCGAACGGCGGCCATACAATTGCGCGAATCGTCAAACCGCGGCAAAGTGCATCGCGTGCAGCGCCGGCCGGTTCTCCCGCAGCCACGGCTCGGCGTCGGCCTTGCACTTCGCCCCGTCGTTGCCGCAGGTCTGAGAGCCGACGTGATGCACGTATGCCCGCGAGATGAAGTGCCGGCGCTTCATGTCCGCGCATTGCACGTCGTCGGAAAACCAGTTGATCGGCGGGAAGTCCACCCATGCTTCCCGCTGAATCCACGCGCAAATAGGAGCGATGACCCGCGTCTCGACTACGTATTCCTCCGACTCAAAGCGCAGCAAATCCAAGCGCCCTTTGCCGCATCGGATGTTTTGCGTCCCGCGTGCGTAGTCCGACCGTGCTGCGACGTAGCCGATTTTTCCGAACGTCTGGCGCAACGCGTAAGCGTCGTAAAGCAGGGTCTCCCACGTCGTCGGCGTAAAAACAATGTCGTCGTTGCAAATTACCAGCTCGTCATGCTCCTTGAACGCGATGCTCGCCGCGTGGTTGTAAGCCTCGCCGAACGTCGCCCCGACGCCGTGGAAATAGTAGGTGCGAATGTTGCGCGGCACGTAGGCTTTGACCGACGCCTTAAGCACGTCGAGGCATCGCGCATTGGTCGTGCAGACGACGATTGCCGGCTCGGGAATCATGCTTTTTTCGCTCCCAGAATTTGCTCGATGTTCTCCGCGTCGATCAGCGTGCAGCCGCTCGCGAGGATTCTTTCGTCCCAGTTGTGAGGCGGAACCATGCCGTCGTCAGCGTTGACCTGAATCACGCCCGGCTCGGCTGCGCTCGGCTCGCCTACGTCGTGCAGGAACTGCTTCGCCATTCCCATCGTCTCGGCGTCGTCGGCCTTGACCAGAAAGCGGTGTTCGATGCGCTCTGGCTGCGCCGCCGTCGAAAGCCAAGCGTCGCGGAAGGCAACCGATTTGGTCGAGTTCCCCAGCGTCTTTTGCGTGAGCCGGATCTTCGGTGCCGTGTGCTTGTGAAACACGAGCTGCATCGCCGCCGCGTCGTCCAGTTGGCCGGCGAGACGGTAGGCCCGCGCCGCGAGGTCGTGCCCGGCCCAGCCATACCACTTGACCTCATGAGTCCACGGTCGGTCTTTTGCGGTAGGCTCGGGAAGCGCGAGCATCCGCGATGCCCAGAAGCTCGCCCGCTTGCCGTCGTTGCGCTCAAACGCCAGCAAGATAATCGATGCGATTGCTTCGCGGCACCAAGGGAACACACCGTGCGCCGACATTGCGAACTGCATCGCCTCGCGCCGGGAAGCGACGAGCCGCGCAAGGTTCAGCCCGACCTCATAGCGGAAGCTGTCGTCAAGGTTCGGGAAGCTCAGCGCGATGCGGCCGAACTGCTCGGCTGCGGTCTTGTTGCCGGCGCAGTAGTGCTCTTGGTGAATATAGAAATACTGCGTCGCGGACTCGGTGACGCTGCGCCCCAAGATCGCGAGGTTGCGCTTGCGGTTGTCCTGCTTGATCGCAATCGGCTGATGATGCCAGACCGGCGTTGACCAGTCGAAATGCCGGTCGTTCGGAAGTAGGAGAAGATTCTCGTGCACGTCGTGATGCCAGACGCGGCCGCTCGCAAATGCGCTGCGCCGCACGATCCGCTCCCGGTGAAGCTTCTTCCCGGTGCCGCGCACGTCGTAGGGACAACGGACCATGAGCACGTCGTCCGATAGCTCGGCGAGCCGGTCCCGCAGCTTCTCGGCGTCCGCAATCACGTCGTCGCAGTCGGCCCAGATCAGCCAGTCGCCGCACGCCTGCGCGAACGCTTGGTTGCGTGCGCGGGCGAACGAATCGACGTGCTTCCATGCCTGCGCCGTCGCGCCGTTGTTGTATTCCGAGAAGATGAATCCGACCGAGTGCGCCGCGCACCAGTCGCGCACGATTTGCTCGGTCGCGTCCGGTTCCTGCGAGCCGATGGCGCGGACGAGTGAAACCTCGTCAATCACGCCGTCGAAACTGTCGAGCATCGCGCCGATTTGTGCCGCCTCGTTTCCGGTAATCACGCAAAGGGAAAGTATCATGGTCGTCGTTGTGTGTTCGTCACATCTTGACCAACGCTCAGACCGGTCAAAACAAAAAGCCCCACGCCGTAAAGCGTGAGGCTGTTTTTCTGAACCTAGTTAAGATCAGGAATACTGGGTCGCGATAAGCTGACCAGCGTTCGAGTTCACGATCTTCTCGGCGGTATATTGCGAGGCGCGAACGATGTTCGACTTGATCTTCTCTTCGCGGTAGGTCGAGACGCCGATGGCTGGACCGTATTCGGACCAGTTCAGCGTGAAGCCTGCGCCGCCGCCGAAGTAGCCGGCTCCTGCCTGCGTGACCGAGCCCACCCAGATGTAGGTGTTGGCCCAGACGTTTGCGGCGGAGAAGGCGATGCCCTCGGGTGCGCTGTCGTAGGAAGCGCGACCGATCAGAACCTCGGCGACGCCGAAGACCTCAGCGGCAGCTTGGGTGCTGGCGTTCAAGATCGTGTCGGACGAAAGACCGGTGCCGCGCAAACGGTTTTGGAATTTCGTGGAAGCGCGGAGGCGGGTCCAGACTGGGTATGGGATGACGACGCGGGTGTTGGTCGTGGACTCGCCGCGAGCAAGCATCCGGTCGAGAGCTTCCTGCACGTCTTGACCGACGTCGAACGTGGCCAAATTGGCGACGGTGTAGGCGGTGCCAGAGTTGGTCGAGGTGAACGCGGCGTTGTCGAAGATTTTGGCGGCGACGCGAAGCTCGTGCGCGAGCAAGAGTTTGCGCTTGGCGAGCTTGGCGGCCATCACCTCGGCATCGAAGAAGCGGGCAACGTCGAGGGTGACGGTATCGTCAACCGCCTCCTCGTAGCCGTATTCCAGAGCGGTGTAGGTGTCTTGGGTGAAGGCGCGGGTGCCACGAGCGTAATCGCTGTAGGGAGCGCGGTTCTTGATGTCGCTCTTGAGGAGTTGGCCCTCTTTGAGAACGAACGATGGGTATTGGCCGGCGCGGACTGGCACGTCGAGAATCGGCATGACGGAGGTGCCGATCAGGCCGGCCTCCCAGTCTTTTGCCTGCTCAACTACGCCAGCGATGTCGCCACGGAAAATGGCTGCGGAATTTGAATACATGGTAATTTATTTTTAAGGATTAGATGTTCTTAGGAAGCATCTCGATGATCGTGGATGCGTCCGAAGCGGTGCTGAGAGATTTGCCGACCGTGATCGTGCCGGTGATGGCAACGGTCCCGTTGGCGGTGGAGAAAAGCGTGTCGCCCACGGTCACTGGACCGGCGAGCAAGGTAGCTTTAATGGTGCCGCCGCCGAGGAATTCGACGGTGATTTGATCGCCGGAAGCGGCGTCAATCGTTGCAACGCCGTCAGGCAGAGAGGCGGTGGCTGCAAGACCGACGCCTCGGTTGTTGGAAATCGACACGAGACGAAACGCGGTGATAGCCGAGTTCGCCAAGAAAGTGCCGGTGTGATTGAATGAAGTGGCCATGGTAGTTTTGGATTAGAGTTTGACGAGTTCGCCGGCTTGAACGCGTGCGCGATAGGCAGCGTAGAGATCGGCGTGGTTTTTGATCGCGAAGGTGATGGCCTCGGATTTGTTGCCCTTGAGCTCGGTGGCTTTTGCGGCGACAACGTCCTCGAACTTCTCGACCTTTGCGACCGGTTTGACTGCTTCGGCCGAGGCAATCGGAGCGGCTGGCGCACCAAAGGACTTGGCAAATTCTTTAACCGCTGCGAGTGCGGCGGCGTTGGCGGCGAGCTGCACGACTTCGTTCTGCGCGCTCATGGCGGCAGGCTTGTCTTCTTTCGGAGCGAGAGCTGCTTCGAGCTTCGCGACTTTTTCGTTCATGCCCATCATGGCAGACTGAATCATGCCTTCGATGGCCTTTTTCATTTCGTCGTTCATAGGAATTTCGATTTTGATTTCTGCTTCCGGCGACTCGCTGGCGTCGCTCTCAAATTGTTTGAGTTTGCGCGCAAA